AACATTTCTTTTGAAACTTTTACAAAACCAGCGATTTTTTTAACTTCACTTGAAACCTCCTCCCATTTGATTTCGCCGTTTGTTTTCAAAACACTTTCCGCAGTCCAATCACTTGAAGCCTGTTGTGTTTGTTGAATGTAAACTACAAATTTTGAAGCCGTTGTTCCTACGTTTGCAATTTCCATCATTCGACGCGTTGGGCGTGGAATTCTGTTAACTTCAGGATCTAAAGTCGTCAATGCGTACGTTCCCGAATAGTCATTGTCGATTGTCATATCACCGGCCGCTTTTACTTCCAAAGTAAAGTTTTGACCTTTTGCAACTGAATCTTTTATCGTTGCGATATTATCCGCATATGCTTTTGACAATTTACCCGCTAAACCTTTTGGATTTTTTGAAGTTGGTTCGTTGTGGATTGTTTCGCTTTTTGCTTCGATACGGCCTTCCATTTTTGCGATTGCTTTCATTAACTCATCGCTTTTAACTTGCAAAGATTTGTAACCTTCCATTTCGGATTTGATTGCGTCTAAATCCGCCTGCGTTAATAAATTTTGTAGTTTGTCTGCTACCATTTTGTTGATTTGTTCAACTGCCATTTCTGGCGTCATTGCTGCCGTGTCCGGCGTTACATTTGGATCCATTTTTTTAGAATTTTAAATTATTTACTACGTTACTCCAATTAAACGGCTCATTGAACGGCTCGCTTTTTACGGATTGAATCGTGATCGGATCCGCACTTGCAAGTGTTATTAATTCACTGTTTAAATATTTTATTTTCATTTCTATTTCGTGCAATCTTTCGTCGGTTCCTTTGCCGTTTACGAGTGCCTTAATACAAATGTTTAATTCGTTTGTTATTCGTTCAATACGGGCGTGTTTTTGTTGCCCTTTCATAACCTCAACAACGTTTGTTAATTCGTTCGCTCCAAATGTAACCGCGCTGCCTTCGTAAAGTTTTACTTCCATTACTGAAAAATATCCACCCGCTTCGCCTGTTCCATCCGGGATCCATTTTGTTTTGTCCTCGATATATTGAAACCCGATTGAATGTTCACGAATTATTCCGTCTTCATAATCCCTAAACGCGTCTTCGCCTTGCGTTGAAGTACCTAATTCACCAATCGCAAAAAGCCCGTTATCGTCTTCATTCAATTCAAGAAATTTCCCGATTTGCATTTCCCAATTGTGGTGACGTAAAAAAGCAATTTTTCTGTTACCGGCGCTTTGTGGCCCGCGTTCCTGAATTGATTTTGTAAACGCGCCCTTTTGGATCATATCATTATCGGAATCGATATTATCAAACTTCGCTAAATAAACCGCTACCTTTCGACCTACGGAATCAATATCCCGAATTTCTGCGGATGCTTTTGTATTATAAAGGTTATTTCTCATTTTATTTACTATTTCCTTTGTTTTATCGGTGTGCAAATATCATTTTTTATACTGTTACGGGCGTTATAACCTCTTTTGGTGTCGTAATTAAACTATTTGCAACGATTGAATCATAACCATAATATGAAATCAATGTATTTACTGCGGTTTGTCTATCCATTTGCCCGGTTGAAACAGCCGTATTTAAAGCGATTATTCCGTCCAAACCTCCAACAGTACCTTTTAAGTTTGTTTGAGCCTGAGCGAGCGCCGCCTGTTGGCTTTGAGTTCGATCTATTGGTTGTATTTCAATATCAAACTGAGCCGCATATTGTTCCGGTGTAATAATTCCGTCCTTTAATAGTATTGAATAGCTATCCACTTCGATTTTTTGCGCCTGTGATTTCTGCATTTCGTCTTCCTGTAAAACGGGTACGTGGTCAAAACAAGCTTCTAAATAATACCCTTGTTGGCTTAATCCAAATTGGTGCATGATTGAATCGTACATCGCTTGTGTTTCCGGAATTATAGTATCTTGATAAACCATTTTTAAACTATCGCGAACGTTTGAAAATGTGGATCCTTTGTCGCTTGAAAAAAGATTGTAATTCATTCCGAACGTGTCAATAATTGCAATTACATCAGCGGTTAACTCTTCGAATAACATTAAATCGCGCGTTGGATAACTCATCGGATTCCACGTAACATTACTTTCAGTAATCATTATTTCGTCCTTTTGACGTCTGTACCAATCGCGCTGTATTTTAGTTCGCTCCTCCGGTGTCATTGGAATTGCCCCACCCATATCTGAATTTTGCGCGGATAAAATACCGATCGCGCCTAAATTTTCAAGCAATACGTTTCTTTTATTGTACTGCGCTTGAATATTTGACAAAGGGAATCGAAGCGAGTCAATTCGTGAAATAGGTTTAACGATATTCATTCCATCCGCTGTGGTCAAATAAATTGCTTCTTCCCACGTGATTAACTCCGTTGCGCCGTCGTCGTATGTAAACAAAAAAGAATCGATTAAATTCTCTTTGTCCATTTGCTTTAATTTCCGGCCGCTTAAATTAATCCTGATTTTGTTATTTGGTAAAACAACCATTAAATTTCGAATATCAAAAGATCGTTTTGGTGCGTATGCAACCACATTTGAATACAAAGCATCCTGTACACTCATCGAATAAACTACATCCGACCAACTTTGAACTGCATTTGGTTGTGTAATTAGATCATTTAACCAATGATTTTCTACTAAATCGCCTTTTGCATCATATAATTTGGGTTCGTTTCCGCTCATCATTGACGCGCGTTTATTTATTACCATGCGAAGTTCTGGAATATCAACAAACAATCGCCACGCATCGCCTGTGTCCAACCAAACCGCCTCTTTTTTTCCCCAAACTTGAGCCGTTGGGGGCAAAGTGTTACGCACAATATTTGAATATCGATCGCGACTAAATAAATTATCTGTAAAGGCTGTAATAAAATCGAACGCCATTAAATAGTTTTTGACAAAATTAGTCGAAAATAATTAGGAAATCGCTTGTAAGTTAATTTTTTTTTACATAAGGTGTTTAAACATCGACTGCGCGAATATTGATAAACCTGCTAAACAATCCGGAGCGTCGTCGTTTTTGTTTTTGCCCTCTTTAGAATAACTCATTACATTATCGATAAATAATTCGCTTTCTGGCGTTCCTGATTGAAGGAAATTAATACGCTGTTGAATAAAAACGCTATTCATTAAAATCCGGGTTTGTTTGTTCGTTGAATTGTGAACTTGTAAGATTTTAGTTTTAACCTCTTTTTGGATTTGACGCGCAAACATCGCACCCATCGAATTGGATTCAACCCGGCAATAAGTTACTTTCCACTCATTCAATTTAGCCACAATTAACGGGAGCGTAACATCTGTATTTGCTTTATTAAACACGTAATCCACTAAATAGAAATCTTTGTTTATAACTGCGAGAATTGCCATTGCAGTATAATCCGCGCCCTGGTCCGCGACATCAACGTAACCAATACAACCCTCGATTTTGTCTTTTATGCTGTTTAAATCGGTTGTGGAAATGAATTTCAGGTCACTGAATAAACGTCCTTTAATGTCAACGGGTTCCTGTTGGTATTCAGCGGCCCAAATACTCGGATCCGTTCGTTTTTTTTTCGTTAAATATTCCTCGGTTGTCATTACATCAGTACAAAACGATTCGTTATTCTCATTCAATGCCGAAACTATAATCGATTTGTCGTAAATATTTTGTTGAATATTACGCCCAATCACGTCGTTTATACTCCAGCGCGTTCCAATATCAATTCGAGCGCATCCACTTTCGAACCTTGAATCGTGCGTTGCCTCTTTCCATTGAATTATTCTATCGTTTACCGTGTCGCTCAAAGCATCTTCCAAATTTCTGTAAAGGTCGTCGGTAACTCCGATCTTTGTCGCTCCAAAACCAATTATAGTACCCCCAACGCCCGCGCCAAAATACCCAACTTGTTTACTGTGGTTAGTGTTCCAACCCTGTAAATTTGCTTTGTCGTCGCTCAAGTGAATATTATTAAATACCAGCTTGAATTTATCGGATTTTACAATAGTTCTAACGTCGTAACTAAATTTCAAATATAGGGTTGCTGTACACGTGTTTCGCATTACGGATTCCGTTGGATTGCGACCAATTACCCACGCGCAAAACAATGAAGTAATATAACTTTTACCCGCTCGTGGTGGCATTGAAACGCTCAAAGAATTGATTTTTTTTTCTTCGATTTCCTGAAAACTTAACGCGATTTCGTGTAAAAATTCACGTTTTGAAAAAAAATCTTGATCGTAAAATAGGCAAAATTCCCAAAATTCACGCCTGCAAAGTTCGTGTTTTAGTTCCTTTTTTAACGCTTCGATTTTATCATTCACCTTTTAATAAATCTTTTATCTCATCGGTTGTTAAATCGCTTAAATCTACCGTAGTTTGCGTTTGTTCTATTTGTTGAATCGGTGAACCGTACCCCGAATCCATTAACGCCCTGTAAGCCGCTACATCGCCCTCACGAGCTTTTTTAATGAGAGCCAACGTCATTAAATCCTCTTGACTCATT